GGCGTAATACGTGTGCATAACGAGAAAAGAGAGTCAAAAGTTTCTTTTTTGATTTTAGTTGGCGGAAGGAAGGATAGGAGCCGTGGGCCACGGGCACTGCGTATCGTCCGCGTCGCCGCCGAGCCACGGGAAGCCGGGCTGCTGCGGCAGGTCGCGCAGGGCCTGACGGTAGCCGAGCCATGCCTGATACTGTCCGTCCGTGAGCGTCGTGGCCTCGCCGTTTTCAAGCTGGTCGCGGTGACGTTCGACAACCCATGCGCAGTCTGAAAGGCGGCGGTCCCTCTCGGTGCGCACCCGGGCGGCGCGGGCCGGTTCCGAGTTGTACTCGGCAAGCCGGGCGGCTTCGGCTGCCGCGGCCTTTTCTTCAAGCCGGGCCTTTTCCGCTTCCCACAGTTCGACGAACGGGGCGACGTCGCCTGCGTAATCCGCAGAGGTCAGGGGATGATTGATGTCGTCCGTCCATTCCATATGCCCGCTCCCCTCATGCCACTGGACGGCATGCAGCTTTTCAGGGGCGGGGAAGTCGAACTGCAGCGGGGTGCCGTCAACGATGATGAGGCGGTCGGACGGGACGACGATGACATGTTGTTTCATGGAAAATATCCTTTCGAGCTAGAGTTTCATGATGAAGCACAGGGCATAGTAGGGCGGCAGGGTGCTCATGGCCTGCGCCGTGAGCGTGTGGGTGTGCCCGCCGTCGGTGACGGTGTGCCCGTGTGCGG